TCTCCGCAACAAGCGCAAGTGTATCCATTGGGCAGGGCGTGTGAACGCTCGTCTATATAGACTGCCTGCGCTGTGTTGAGATAGGCGAGTAATTGTGGCGTGTCTTCTTCGGTCTCATTGGTGAGCCTGTCACGATAGTAGTTGTGGCAGTCATCGCACTCTAATCCGTCATGGTAATACCATGCAAACACTTGTCGGTCAGACATTTGAGACCGACTTCAACACATACCAAGTGCGCCGAGTCTTGTAGTGGGCAACCTTCGTATGAGTAATGTCATGCTCTTCTATCTTCCATTGTGGAATATCTGAAGAGTCCACCAGAACATCGTTCATAAATGTCCTGTAATGAGTCCATGACGGTTCTTTAGTCATCATCTGATAGAACTCGTCTTCGCTAATGACTTCCTCAATGTCTGCGCCAACCTCAATATGGGTGGGCGGTTCAATACTTGCCATATATATTTATTCCTCCTGACATAAACTTAGCACAACTCATAACGCTATTGTCAAACTCTCTTGTCAAGTGCTATGCTACGATTAGAACTCAGTTGAGTTCTCGTAAATCCATGCGTGAGGGTCTTGTCCATATTCAACCGTGTACGCTCCACCTGTTGGGCGGTCATGGTGCGACAAGATAGCCTCCAGAACATCGCCGTTGAGTCGGTAGCGCAATATCCAATCGCCATTGACGGTGATTCCACGAACAAAGTTCTCTATGGTGTCTGCTTGGAATACTCCGCAAGCCATACGATTCCACAAGGGCAGTCCATTGACTCGCCACCAGCCTCCCTCGTTGTTCTTGTACCACTCGCCCAAGTCCTCTTTCAACAGATAAAGCGCACTCTCCCAGCAATCGCCATAGCAATCGGTTGCGTCAGAATAAGTGTCTGTATCCTCGTCATATGCTTGGCAGGTGCAAGAATTGGTAAGTTCTGCATATTCAGTTTGTATTGTCATCATTACCTCCTAAGATAACTTTAACACAACTCATAACGCTGTTGTCAAGTGGTCGTTGTCGTCGTGGTCGTTGTAAAGTGGTCGTGGTCGTGGAGAGTGATAAGTTTGCGTCTTGTTATTCACATACTCGCTATTCATATACCACTCGCCCAATGCCAACAAGTCATGCAACTGCTCCAACTGTTTGATAGACAGTTTATTCAGCGCAACTATCCAACCATAGATATCGTCTCCCAACTCAAGATACATTGAGTAGTGGCAGATATCTTTCTCAACAGACATAATTTTTGCCCGTTGTTCTTCATCGCATTTTGCCAAGATACACACGGTTCGTTTAATTGCTTCGTTTTTATATTCTTCCGCCGCCCTCATTTTTCGTGCAGACTTTTTCTCAGACTCTGCTTGGCTGATTGCCCACTCTTCTAATGTTTTATCGCACGACATGACTCTGAGTATTTGTCGTGCCTGAAGTGGTCTCCAGCCCTTAACGATAGAATACTGAAGTGTCTCCCCATCACCATCTCTCTCCAAGTGTTCCACTTCATATACGGTTTTCCCGTTCCGCACATCTTCGCTAACTTTCACAATACGACAAACGCCGTGTCCTCCGCGATGCCCCCACAAGTTCATATCAAAAAGTGCGTTCGGGTGATTGGCGATTACCTCCATTATTTCGTTCTTAAACATATTTACCTCCTAATCTTCTTCTCTGTTAATTTCAATATCTATAATTGCTGAGTAGATATAATCTCTCTGTAAGTCTGTTATATCTGGAACGAACTCCATTAACTTTTCAATCGCTTCTGCTTCCAAAAGCGCATCATCATCTTCTTCTGTTTCCCAAGTATTTATATATACTGTGTGGTAATCAAAAGAGATATGCGCTGATACTGTACTCATGATTTTGCTTCCGTCTTCATCTTTGTTAAATTGCCTCCCGATATAAACTTAGCATTGTGAGTAGCACTATTGTCAAGAAGGGCAAGTGGTGTGCTATGGTGTAATTGCATAACCACAACACGGGCACATGAAGTGAAGTTTGCGACAAGTCTTCACGCGCCCGTGTGTGGGGGGGAGGTATCAGAACATTTAGCCCGACATAAGCCTAATGTTCTGTGCCTGCGTGGGAACGGGCTTTTTGGTCTAGAACCGCAACCCTTTACAGCAAGACGAACGCTATCTGCCCACACAAACATCTGTTAATAACTATCCCAATTAAAAAAATGGGTGTTATACAATTTTGTTTCTTCATCGCAACGCCCAACCACTTCCAAAGTATTTTGGTCAATTACACGCCAGCACCTATGGCAAACATAATGAACTTCGTTCCAGCCCTCGTGAATAGAGGGAGACACTATTTTCCCTGTTTCCGTAGAAGAGTAAAAACCGTCATACGGTGGCTCGTTTCCGCACAAACAAGTCCAATAATACTCTTCGCTTTTAATTTTTGGCAACTGCGTGGTCGCTTGCGTGGTGGTCGTTTGCGTGGTGGTCGTTTGCGTGGTGGTCGTTTGCGTGGTGGTCGTTTTATCGGTCATGATAATTCGCTATATTGTCTCAACGGGCACTCGGCAACTTCATTAAAGACTCGTTCGTAAAGGTCACGCCCTGTTTGCCACTCGCTCCAATCACCGTCAGACGATACCTTGACGCACTCACCGTAGATTTTCTTGGCTCGTATGAGTATCGCCGTGATTACAGCGTCGTAGGGCTTACGAGCGGTCTTACAAAAGTCAAAATAGGTAGGTTCGTCTTTACGCCACTCCTGTATTGTCGGTATGCCCTCCCAATAAAAAGTCTCGTGCGCCAAGTCTCTACCGTCAGGCGTGTGAGCGTTTGCATCACCGTTAATGGCAAAAAATCCCTCGTTAAAGTTTGGCTCGCCCTCGCCTTGTCCGTCGCGAATACGAATACCCTCTTTCTCAGCCTGAGCGATTACTTTCTTTGCGTCTAACGCAAGTTGCCCAAACATATAAGCCGAACCTGAGTTCTTTTTTGGTCTATCCCAATAGTGTGTGTATCCCATTATTATCTCCTCGTTTGTTTTGTGTATTCACTCATCGTTGTCCACCACTTTTACTTCAAGGTCGCGTTCTGACCAACCAATAATTTGCGCGTCGTCATTAACTGTAATATAGTCCATAGCACAAAACATCTTTTTTTCAGACACCGTGTCAAATGATTTGCCGATAATAAGAGTGACTTCCATGAGTCTAATTGTCTCAAGTGCTTTCATATTGCCTAATATAACTTTACTACCCGTTATGCGCTTTTGTCAAATTGTCTAAATCTCGTATGAAAGCGTGTGCGTCTTCGTGTCTGTGGATAAGTCTCGTAATCTCCAAGTCTCGTAATCCAAGTGAGTTAATTAAGTCTTCATCGCTCATATTTTTAGCCCATGTCGGCGTTTCGGTCTGCCACTCTAATTCAATGTGAAGACCGTCGCCTGTGTTTGTTGGTGTGGCATGACCAATAGTTGCCACTATTTCCGTTTCATCTTCAAAGAAAAACTGCCATGTTGTTGTAACATATGTGCGTTCCATTGAGAAGTCTGGAAGAGAATATATCATGTTCGTCAGCCGTCTCCCCAACAGTCGGGCTTCTTTTCCTCAAATGGGTCAAAATAGTCTTGTTCTGCCCATTGTTTTGGCGTAGGCGGTTTCCAAAACACTTTCTTCATCAAGTGTTTTGGATTTTCTTCTTGCGCCAACTTTTGCCAAAGAGTGGATATAGAATCCGAATTACCAGACTTAGGGTTATCATAATGATATAACCACATACGCCCATAAGAGTTAATCATTGAATCGTTCCAATTATGCATTTCCTCAAAGTCTTCGTTTGTCCACTCTTTGTCATCTACGAGAATTAAAAGTTCGCTGTCTCCCCAAGTTCCGTTGTCCGTGTCAATGTATATCATTGTTCGTCTTTCAGACTTTGCCAAACTTCGTCGTCAATTATCAGCCCCATCGCTTGATTTATTGCCTCGCCAAGTTCATAATTGACAGCGTTCAACCAGCCCTCTCCCTCGTTTGCGTAGAGGTCAAACCAAGCGTTGTTAATCCACTCCAACCGCCCCTGTTCAAACGCATCTTCTAATTTCTTGTCCGTGTCAATGCCTGCTCCGATGAGGTCGTCACAATATCGTATTACTTCTGGGTCGTCTCCACGCTTGCGCGCTTTTGCACTCTTCCACAAGTGGATACGCATTTCTCCGTCACAATAAACATATATAACACGCTCGTTGTTGGTAATAGTCGCCACAAGGTTATGTGCGCTATCCCAAACATAAAATGAAGCATCTTCTTGATAAGGTTTTAATTCTGTTTCAACCGTTGTAGTCATGAAAACACAACCTCCTCAATTTTGTCCAAATAAATATCTACCTCTCGCACATCGTCTTTTACCGTATTGTAGTATTCAACGGTAATAAAATCATCTGTGATATTAACAACATCACCCTTATAGATATTGTCTTTTGTGGTAATTACAATTTCACTAAACATTGAATTGTCAAGCCACATTTTGTCTAACTCTTGTTTTGTGTATCTAACCATGTTTCTACCTCTCAAAACCACATTAACACATCGCTATACACTATTGTCAATCTGGATAAAACGGTTGCCCTGTGCCTGACCGCCGTTCGCGCAGAGCGTCAAATAAATTGTTGTACACAATTTCATTGGCGTATGCGTATCCCTCTTCGCTGTCAAACTCGGCAACAGCGCGTTCCCAAGATTCATCTGAATACTTTTCTGTATCGTCGTCAAACAGGTCTTTAGTCCACCATGAGATACAAATATCATCTGTTTGTGGCAACCTCATTAACATTTGTATTGCCTCTGATACTTTCATTTTGTTTCCTCCTCTTTTATTTGTATAAGACTTTCCATTACTTCCCAACCAAGTTCTACTGAACGGTCATGTAAATCTTTTCCAATGTCGTTCAATATCAAAAGACTTTCTTCTGTGGATAATTCAGGGCGAAGCGTTTTAACATCTTCCAACGACCATTTGATTACAACTTTATATGTTCCCTGTCTCATGTCAAATGTAACGATACTCAAAAGAGTGGATTACAAAATCCTCTTTATTTGTAGTGGGGTCACTCACCCATTTTTCAAACTCTGCTTCTGATACTGCAAAGAAAATCTCATCATCTCTCACTCCAAACTTGTCCGTTTCTGGGAAGTTGTCCAACAGTTCAACGATTACCTCATCGTCGTCAAAAGAAATATATCCGTTGTATGTTTTCCCACCGTCTTGAATATCAAAGCGTTCGTCGTGCCACGAATAAACGACATCTGCCCCGATGCGCTGTCCTTGATTAGACACTTGTCATGTCCTCTAACAATTCTTCGCAGGCAACTTCAAGTTTTCTCCGATACTTATTAAGACGCTCGTAATGACTCTCGTAGTCCTCGTTCTCGTATTCTTCTTCTGTCATTTCTGGATACACGCCCTCAATGTCTGCCACTAACTCTCCGTTACGATAAGCGCAAGCACCAATAAACGCCATGCCTCCCTCTTCGTAAGACAAAATAAAGTTAAGTTCTGGAAATAACGACGATACTTTTGCAATACCATTTGATATTGGAGACCACGCCGAAACAAAAGACATATTGAGTTCGGTTGGAGATATTTCCCCAAAGTGCCCGTCATAGTCAGACCACTTAGAGCCGTAATGCTGGATATTCCACTCATACCAAGTGTCGCAACCATATTTTTCTCTGTTGCGTAATATCTGTTCATCTACCCACTTTTGTTTTTCAGGTTCAAATGAACCGCTCGGAGTGTCTGCGAGTTCTTTTGGAGTAGGATAAAGGTTGTCAAGAATTGAAAACTCTTCATGTTCGCGCATTTTGTCTGTCCTTACAGTAATTGCCTCGTAAAAACGACTAATGTCGTTTTCGTTGCCTTTTACCGTTAAATAATTACTACAATGATTTGGCATTTTAGTTGTCCTTTTTACCTCCTAATAACACACTAACACACGACTTGTAGTTCTTGTCAAATATAGTTAATGCGGTTTGTTCCCAACAACTCTTCTTCTAAAAAGGTCTGCGCCCTGTTCATATTTGCGGAATACTCACAAAGGGCTTTACCAACCAATTCAATTTCCAAATATCCCAAAACTGAAGTAAGTATGGTGTATTCGTCATTTTTATTTACTCTTTGCCAACCAATTAAATCTAAAAAAAGTTTAAGTGGAGAGAGAAAAGGATAATAAACTTTACTAATTGTAAAAAGTCTGGCGATATGTTCCAATTCAAAATCTTCGTCGTTCAAAGTAGTAACCCTTCCAGACCAAGTGGTGTCAATAACCTTTCCCGTAAAATCATACTCTTGTAACTTGTAAAAATTGTCCATGTCTGTCTGAAGAAAACCGTCTTCGCCCATGTGCTGAGGGTGGGCAACCGCGCTGATTACTCCGTTTTCTCCGCAAGCGTGAAAGTTAATATCCCAATCATCGTTGTATGAGAAATACTCATCAAAGCCCTGATAGATATGATTGTGTTCAATTAAAGCGGAGACATATCCTTGCGAATACGCTTTAAGTGCGTCATAAGTTTCTTTTGTCATTTTTGTCATTGTTAGTCCTTATCTACTTGTCTAGAGGGAGGGAGTGTTTCAAGTGCTTCGTCAAGCCACTTGGAGCGTGGATAAACTTCTTCAATTTTTTCCAACCACTCGTTGTAAGAGTTTGGAGTGACGATGAAAGAGTGTGCGTCTTCGGGTGCTTTTAAAGGGCAGGCTTTTCCAACAAGCACAGAGGTAATCCTATGTATTGGCTCGCCGTTTGGTGTTTTCACATTGTTTCCACCTGCCGACAAATAGGTAATTTGTATTCTTCTTGGATTGCCTACAGGGTCGGGCTTGGTACAAACCATATGGATAAGATAACGAGTAATCATTTTGAGTTTTTCTTTTTTTTCACTCTATCAACATTAACAACAACGCTTGGAGCATAGGTTACGCTCTGGTCAATGTTAATTATATTTCTAACTCCGCTAATAGCGTTCAAAGCAACTTCGGCAGAAGTCACACAGACTCCGTTTGTGTGATAATCCTTGACAATAAAAACAATGTCGTCTGCTCCCTCTTTGCCGATGTTATCCACAGCCTGTTTCAGATATTCAACTGTCAAAAACACCGCTTCGTCTGCCGATTTAACATCTTCATCGTACTCCACATCGCAAGACACGCACCAGCGCATTTTATCGCTCATAACTGCTTCTCAATGGAGTAACTTTTATGTTATTTGGCAAAACACCCGTTACTCCCGCCTTGCGAGCGAAATCCCGCAATTCGGGGTATTCATCGGTAATTGACGCAACTTCTGAAAACAATTCTTTTTGTTCTTGTTCGTCTTCAGTAAGCGCAATACGAACCATGAGCATAGCGAACCAAGTTAAGTAGTCATGCTTTGATTTTATGTGTTCTGGATACTCAGTCATCAGTAGGTTTTTCAGTATTTACAATAAGTATTGTTTTCATAAGACGGGCAGAGGGAAGAAAATAACGCATATTCCAATGTGTTACTGTCCAACCACGCCTCATAGCCGAATTAACTTTTGCCAACAGTTTCTTGTTGGAAAATGAAGTAATATCTTGGTAACGATATTGAACTTCTTTATATTTACCGTCTCCAGCATCATAGGCTTTCGGTTTTAATACCGTGTAGGCTGGTGGTGTGTAAGTTGGCATTTCATCTAACATTAGTATTCTCCTTTTGTTTGTTGTATTCTTTAATAAACTCTCGGTGTTCTTTACTTAACAACCGTTTTCTCTGACTAATTCCATAGGCGTATCTGCGTTGGAAATTAACACCGCCCCACATACCGTTTTGTTCGTCGTTATCAACAGCATAACTATAACACTCATTGGCAACCTCACACTTTAAACAAAGTTTGTATGCTTCAGCAAATGCTTTTTTGTATTTGTTTTTTCCGCTACCAAGTTTAATATCGGGAAAAAACAACTTGGCAGATTTGCCAATACAGTTTGCTCGGTCTTGCCACTTCATGTCTGTCAAACCATTACCAAATCTGCAAGGACTTTCATAACCGCTTGGTCTTGTGTAGTGACCCTGCCTGTCAAAGCGTTCATCATGTTTCTTTCAACACGGTTGTCATCTTTGCCAACCAAGTGTTGATTAAAGGTATTGAACGCTTGAATTACCCCAAGTGCCGTTCCCTTAAACGGGGCAACACGGGGGTCATTACGATACAACTCTTTAATGCGCTCTTGTTTGTTCTCTACTCGTGACACAGCCTGCTTTGCTACATTTGCGTCTTCGTTAATCGGCATCAGTCGCCCAACGATAGCCTCCCACTCGCTGTCAGAAACTTTGACATTTACATACTTGGTCACTTCGGCAACAATATCATCTGCCATTGTGTGAATAAAACCAAGAGCGTCACGAACATTTTGCAATCGGAAACTGCTATTTTTGCTGTGCCTTGCCCTAAATTGTTCAGTCTTTTCTCCCAAAGCACGAGCCAGCAAGTTATCACACTCAACACGAGTGCTTACTGATTTGAAAGTAGTGCTAATAGACCCGTTGTGACTTGTCGTTGCCAACAACATTGGGCGCACCGAAAAACCGTCAAGAACCTTGATAGTTTCGGGCATTTCAACGCTAACAAAACTAATTCCACCGTTTTTCAAAATGCCAGCACTACCGATGTTAAGGTCATCGTCTAACAAGTGCGAAACACTTTCTATCAACCATTGTTTGTATTGGTGAATTGCGTAGGTGGCTTTGAACAGCCCCAATACCGCCCCGTTGTCAGACCGCACAATGGCTTTTCTATCTGTTTCCAAACGGAAGTTGTCGTTCCACTTGACAAACACGGGTGCTTCTTGGGCTTCCCACGAATACAAACGACGAATTACATCACCTACGGGGATAGCGTTTGGATAGTGATTTGGCTCTTCGCTTTGTTCGTCTTTGCGATAGTGCCAAGCATTACCTCGTTGCGAGGTATAACCAATTAAACAATACTTGTTTAACCACTCGTAAGTCTCTTTGCTCATTATTTCTCTCCTGTTCTCAGAGTATGTTTGACCAATACTCTAATTGTTCTTTTGACAATGTTTTGGGTTCATAATCTATTTCTTCAACATCATACGGTTTATCCCAACATAAAACTTCAATGTCCATGACGCGCTCTTTTGAAAAAGTGCCACCGTCTGAAATCATGTCCTCCGCATCTTCCAGCGATTCGGCTTCAATGTAATAAAACATATTTACATCTATTGTTTGATACACCATGTATTTTTTCATTTTGTTTTTGTCTCTTAAATCAGTTTAATACAGCAAATGTCGCTCTTGTCAAATGCCCTTTATTTATAGTCATTTAACATATCTTTCAATAATTGTGCGGTAATTGAGCCTGCATCTGCGTTCAAGTTCTCTGCCCACCCATCTAAAATTGCGGAAGTCACCTCGGCTTTGCTGTTCAATAAATCCCACAGCCTCATATCTATCGTGTAGTTTTCCGTATCAACAGCCGTTATCCACCAAGCGACAACGGGCTTAGTTTGTCCTATGCGATGACACCTATCTTCAGCCTGTTGCCCCGTAGAAGGACTATATGGCATTTCCGCTAACACCACATGAGACGACGATGTTAAGTTCAAACCACTTCCAGCACTATCGTACTGTCCGATAAACACCTTAACTTGTTTGTTGTTAAACATTTCTACATATCTTTGTTTTGCTTCGGGAGTAGAGCCTCCAGCAACCATGACTACTCCGTGTTTAGTCAATGCTTCTCTCAATGCGTTTAACACTTTGCGGTGATATGCAAAAACAACTACTTGCTCATCTTCGCTCAATAATGATTCAATGTGTTCAACCACCGATTTTACTTTTGCCACTCCAAGTATCTCCCTTAATTTATTCATACGAGTAATCACTTCGGCTTTGCCAGCCCTCTCGTGTGCGTCTTTACCGTATGTTTCCAAGACCCATTTCAGAAAGTCTCTTTCGGCGGTGCGATATATTTTCATGTCTTCTTTGCTTAATTCCATGTCAATTTGCGCTCGTCGTTTAGACGGTAAATCTTTCAACACATCTTCTTTCTTTCTTCGCACCATACAAGTTCCACGCAACATAGAGTTCAACTCCGTAGTGTTGCTCGCCCCGTTGCGATTTGGAAAGCCACTCGGCAACAGTTGATAATCGCAATACTTCACTAAAAACTCTTTGCGAGAGCCAAAAATGTTGTCCAACCTGCCGATGATTTTAAGAGGACTTAACAATTCGCTAGGGCGATTCGGAGTCATTGTGCCAGACATAAGTGCAATAATCCCGTCTGAGGGAATACTGTTGGCAAGGTAACGCACACCTTTTGTTCGCCCTGCTTTTTCATTTTTAACGCTGTGCGCTTCATCAACAATTAAAGTTTGATAGAGTCCTGCCAACTTACTTGCCCAAGCATTTATTACGCTGTCTCCAATTACCAACACATCGTGTTTAGGAATAGAGCGTGGCTTTCTTCCCGTCACCGTAATTACCTGTAAGTTTGGGGCAAACCGACGAAACTCTTTCAACCATTGAAGACGCAAATGCGGAGGCACAACCACAATAGTTTTACCCTTGTTATTTTTCGTATCTACCGCGAGAGCAATACCTTGACAAGTTTTGCCCAAACCCATGCTGTCAGCAAGCAACACGCGACGAGTTTTCAAAGCGTATTTAACACCTGCCTTTTGAAACGGCATTAACGGCAGTTCCAAATCAAAACCTAAATCTGCGTCTTGTGCTTGCGATAATTCCAACAATTCTGGAGACATTGAAATTGTTTTTGGCATACGCTCCAAACCAAACACAAACATTTCTAAATCCGTCATCAACGAGACGCTATCCCACTTCAATTCGGGCAATTCAGTTACGGCAGGGCAGTCTTGGCTGTTGTGATATGTGTGCCAAACTCTGTCATGAAACACATAAAGACCCAAACCTGAACATACCGCTTGTTGGCAAAGGGCGCAGTTATCCTTTTTCTTGTTCACTAAAATACGACTTGCGTTCATCGGCAAATGTGCTTGTGAGGCGAGGCGAGTAATTGGCAAAACATTTAAATAGTCCAACAAATCTTCGGCACTATGAAAAGTTAATTCGTCTAGCAAGTTCGTTTTAATCCACGAATCTATGTCTTGTTCGTCTAAGTCCAAAGGCATACTACGCAATTTCAACGCATACCTAATTTGAACTTGTTGTTTTGGAATCATGGCGAGATTAGACATTGTTCTTCTCTTTCTTTTCAGACACAGACATTAAGTTATCGCGAGAGTTATGAAATAAGCATGGCTCAGACATAATTAAGGCTTTTACCAAAGCGGAGATTTGAACATTTATAGAAGTTTTGTCATGGCGCGTTAAAGTATTCGCAGAAGCGTCTTCCATTTTCTCACCTCCTGTAACCACCTTAACATTTACTACTACACCAATGTCAAGAGACATTAGTCACAATGAAGACAGTATCTTTTGCCACCTTTCACCGCCCACCGCCACATCACGCTTTTTCACTAACTCATACAGGCGTTCTCCTTCTTCTTTGCGTAACTCGCGTGAATCAGCAAGCGCGGTTAAATGCCGTATCCATTGGTGAGGATTTTTGGCTGTTCTTCCAAGACCAAACTCTTTCACAAGAGATTTATATGCGGGCAACGCCGAAGCAATCCAGGGGATTCCGCTTGCGGAATACTCCAACAGTTTTATTTCAGATTTTGCGTGATTAAACGGGAAATCACGCAACGGCGCAATGCCAATATCCATTTGAAACATCTCTGGATATTTCTCTGGGTCGCACATAGGCAAAGTTTTAACCTTTTCTTTTGGCAATCCTATTTCATCTGCAAAATACGGAGAACCGTCATGATGACCAGCGTGTAAGTAGGAAATCTGCGTGGTCGTACTATTAAACGAAGGCAAAACTCCACCAAGAATCTGTAAATCTTTACTTCTATGAGCAGTAGACCCCGCCCAACCAATAACTACATCTTTGTTCTTTGTGTGGTCGTGTTTTTTAAATGCTTTAGTGTCTACGGTGTTTGGCAACAACAGTATTTTGTTGTTCCATTTTTGTATTCGTTCATATAAGAACGAGGTAGAAGTCGTTACGAGGGTGCTTGCTTCAATTATTGTTTTATAAAAATTAATGTTTTCTTCTTTGTTGTATTTTGGGTGAGATGCTTTCCAAGCATTATTGCTAGGGTCAAGGCCCCAATACCAATCATCCACGTCGTTAATGATTACTTGCCCAGCCTGTCTAGCCAACTTAATGTGCCTGGTCAAACCATCGTGCATCAACCGTTGCATGATAACAACATCAACGTCATGCATTTTGCGAACATCGTCAATAACTTTAAAATGTGTGTAGTACCAAACCAATGTTCCAAGAACTACATCATCGCCAAAATAGGGCAAATATTGACCAAGACGAACCCAACCAGCGCCTCCCCAATGCGCTTGTCCATCAGGTGATTTTGCAGGAAGTATTCGGTCTCCCGAAACAACCCCAACACGCATTACTCTGTAATAGTTACTTCTTGGGTGGTCGTCTTTTTCCAATTGTTTTTAAACCAAATTAATTCATCTTTGTCCCAAAGAGGAGTTGCGGCAAGAATAACAAGGGGTTTTGGAAAGTCTTCTCGTTTTCTTAACGTATGAATACGCTGTTTTAAAACGCCAAGAACGAGTGCGGTTTCTGCGGTGCCACAAAGGTTGTCTACATTTATCAATTTATCTGACATTTTGTTCTCCTAAAGCAATCAGTGTTTAGACTACAATGTTACAGCCCCCAATGCCCTAATCCACCATTATCAAGCAAATATTTTGCAACCTTTAGATTACAGTCCAAAGTGTACAATATATCCATATCTCTAGACTTGCAAATGGTGTAAGTTACCGTTCTCCATGAGGAATTGATTTGCAGCAAACCTCGGTCAATAGAGCCGTTTTTGTTTAATGTCCAAGTTACGTTGCCTTCGTCGTCCCATTTGGCGTTTACCGCGTCGGGTTGGCACCTTGATTCTTTCCAAGCAATGTACGAAAAGGTTTTTGCTGGTTTCAATCCGTAATCTTTGAACATTTGTTCAAATTCTGGACACCTCTGTTCTTTCTCGGAAAAACTGGTTTTTTTAACCACTTCTGTTGTGGTCGTAATTTTTACCTCTTTTAATCGGGGTTCGTACGCATAATTGCGTACTTCTACCACCTTTTCTTCTATCCCTATCGTATCTGTTAAGTCTTGGTATCCTGTGATTACTGCTGATGTTGTTACTGTGCATGCCCAAAAATAAAGTATCAGTTGCCGTATCAACAAACACTCCTTTGTCGGTGGATAAAACTAAAGCCGAAACTTTACGGATGACAAGCATCTTTGGTTACGGCCTTACCTTAAAGCATATCAAAATTATTGAAGCAACTTGTACAAAATTGTAAATAGGTCAAAATCTTTATCATTATTGTTTGGTACAACATTAATATCTTTATTTTGTTTCGTAACATTAGTATGAACTAAAACGCATTCTGTACAACGACATTTTTGCCTGTATCTTGTTGGTGTTCCGTGTGGTTTGAGCGCTGTTTTTTTAATGTTATCTTTTAAAGCGCTTCGCTCTAACGGGGTTAGTCCGCCCCACATTCCCCATTGTTCATCAGTTCCGTCGTTCAAACATTCTTTCCAAACTGGACAAACATTACAAACTTCACGAGCAATTGCATAATATTGTTCTTGATTTTCAGCCTCCAACGGCGGATACCACAAATCAATTAATTTATTTTTACACAGAGCATAATCTCTCCAAGACATGGATTAGCCACTTGACGTTCGGTTAGAAATCTCTCTGTACAATTTAACTATATTTTGTGAAGTTGTTTCAACACATATAACTAAATCCCTCATTTTTTCGTCTTGTATTTTTATTCTTTTGTTTGCAGTTTCTAGAGATTTTTCTAAGTTGCGAATGTATGTAAACAAACTTTCCCAATTTCCGTAACGAAGTTCCGTCAATGACAAATCACATATTTCAGAAATCTGTTCCAATGTATATTCTGCTTGTTGTAGCAAAATTGGCAACGCATTTAAAGCGTTGTCAAGACGTTTAACTTCTGGTGCTAGTACATATTTTGGAACTGATGACGGGAATTTGTCAAAACTATGTGTGTAATGGTTCATGGGCAGACCTTTTTGCTGAGTTAGTGTTTCTTGTAACACAATCCCACCCACAGCCGATATATCCAGCAATGTCTACCCAGTGGTCTTTTTTATTTGGAGTCCATGACAAACGGCTTATTTTAAGCAAAGACATCATAATTGCAACATCATGTGGTTCAATGATTAAACCACCACGACGTTCAATTATCCTGCCTATGTAACTTTCCCAAAAATCAGCAGTAAGGCTAAAATCCTCGTAGGGGTCTCCGTAATCTGCATTACGGTCTCCTACAATTAACTTTGCTGCGTCAAGTAGTATCTGTTCACGTTCGTGTTCGGCCACGGTATCTCCCTATTGTTTACATCTTTAACAAGTTTAACAAAGTCTAACAGCGATTTGACACGAAACCTCACATCATACTGTCTATTCCAAGGATTGTCGTGTAAAACCGATAATATCCCAACTTTTTGCATCTCTTGTTGATAGATGTAGTTGTCGTCAATAGACGCTGAATGTCCCGTAGACGTATAAGCAAGAATTGATTTGTTGTGAGTAAAATGAAGATGGTCTGGTACTAATTCGTGGTCGTGCAACCAATCGGCTGTTTGTGCCCATGCTGTATTTGGTCTTGCCGTAATAACATGTATCTTTACGCCCAATTCACGTAATATTTCCCAACTCAATGTTACGTTTTCCATTGGAAATTCTGAAGCAAACAAACGATGCGTTATTGGTGCAGTTTGCATCATAATATCAAACGTTTTTTTACTTATTCCCCAATCTTCGTAAAATTCCCATTTTGTAGGTTCGGGAAACGTGGTTTCTTTAAGTATGTCAATGCAGTACTTTTTAAAAGCACTTAAAAACGGATATACAACTCCGTCCAGGTCAATACCTACATCAGTTATTAGTGTTTGATTGTACATTTTGTAACTCCATTTTTATTGATTCGCTAGAATGTTGTTTCTTATTTGCGCAAACTGGTGGATACTTATTACTTAATACTGATACTTTGGTACCACATTTAGGGCATTTATAAGTGTATGGTAAGCCTTTCATTCTTCCTCCTCTGCATCTAAAACATTGCCATAAAATTGATTTGTCTCCGCTGGCCCCAACCCCCCATATGATAAAGGATTTGCTTGGTCGGCGGCGCGTTGCCCAAACAAGCGTGACAATACTCCGCTTGACCCGCGAGCCTCAACTTGAAATTTAAGCATATCGCGAGTGTCGTTTATTTCTTTAAACTTTTCAACCATTTCAAACGCTCTGTCCATTTCTAATGAAAGAGTAGCATCCAATCCCTGTCCTTCCAATTCTTCGGCAAATCTGGCAAACATCACTCGGCTAACCTGCATTTCAATCATGGCTCTCAATGCGGATTGAAGTTGGTCTTTGGTGCGTATCTCAATTGGTAATTTAAACGCACATTCTGTATGTTCCTTAAATGCGGGACATTTTGAGGCGAGATAACAATTATCGCACTGTCTTAAAAGTGTTCCAGAATACCTAATTACGTTCGTCTGTTCTGGGGCAATTTCTATAGATTCTCCATTAGAATCAATGGTTTGAGACCCCATACTGGTTATTGTTTCTACTCCCATTACAGGTAATAATATGCGTTCGCTTTCGTGCCGCTTTTCTGGAGGTGGGATAACAATACTTGTACCTACGTTTTCCACATTTTGGGGGGTATGTGTTTGGTGTGAGGCAATAATTATGTCACTGTTTTCACCCTTGTCTTCATTGTCGTTTTGAAGCGTTGTAGAAGGGTCATAGCCCCCAAAAACACGCGCTTCATAACTCTTCCAAGAACGTATAGCAAGTATTCCGACAGCATCTACTTCATCAGCCATGACTTGCTCATACGACACTCTTAGACGTTCAATATCGTTTCTGTGTCGCCTACGAGCACTTTCTTTTTGTTGTGCGGGATAACGACGCAAACTGTGCCCAGTCCAAACCTGTGTTTCTCCGTAACGAATTGCGCTTGTCCACGAATTTACCAATACTAAATCCCAATTAATATTTTCAATATACTCTGGTTTAGATGTAATACCAATCATTTTTGTACTCCATCTGGAAGCAATAGAATTAATCCTGCTGTAGGAGTGCTTAGACAGTGCTTTATCGCTTACGGCAACTTTTCCATGTCTTTGACAAATCCAAGTAAGTCGTTCTAAATCTTCCCCGTCGTTCCAAATTGGCACATATTTTTCATTTAACCACGTTCCGTCATACTCTGGGCGTCCGATAACTACGGTTATATTGTCTGCATAGGCTCGCAAAAAAGAATCATAGCGATTTACGTCCTCATCCCCTTCAGATGTATAAATTAACAATTCAGAATTATTGAACTTTTCTGAAAGGTTTAAAACTTTCTTTTTAGGGATGGCAAAATGAGTTAAATTAATGCCTAATCGTGACACATTGGCAGACAACAGCATTGATGCGTACATGCCCTTTTCTGCTCCACCAAAGTATATTTTCACAAAGGCATCACAATGATTGGAGTTTGTTCTCCCACCCACGCACCAAGACAATTGTATTCAATGTACTCCATTGCCTCGTCTACTGTCATACCGTCTCTGTCCGTGCAAACTTCAACCATTTTTTCCCAAGAATATACAGCCAAAACTGGTTCGTTGATGCGTTGAGAATATCCAATAAATGCTGTTTCAAAACCGTCCATCAATAAAACATTTTCACCCATTGCTTCAAAAGCACTTGAAATTTCATCTCGTAATTTGTTTGTCATTTGTTTCTCCTTTAATAGTATCTTTCTTCTCTGTCATAATCCATATCCCCTTCTCTCTGTCATAATACATATCATCTTCTTTTGGATATGGTTTAAATTTTTCACGACAAGCCTGTTTGTTGTTGTGTTTGTATTTATTAATAAATGTTTGTGCTTTTGTACGCAATCCGTCAGCAAATGCTTGACGGTCTGCGTTATTCCATTTTTTGCGTTTTTCTTTTGTCATCATTCTTTCCAGGCTCTTTCTGCTTTTTTAAGCGCTTGTTCTTCAATAGTATTAGCCAAAGTGTTCCATTCTACTATTTTACGTTGTTCGTTCCATTCAGGACGAATAACGTGTGGAACGGTGACTAACAATGATGGGATACCTTCTTTAATTGCTTTAGATACTGTAGAAGGGTCGGTATCCACATACCAATCAATTTTACTGTGCATGGCGTGAACGGCACGAATCCTGTCAAGTCGGTTGTCAGAACCGCTTTCCCAATGAAAATCAATTGAGCCTGGTTTATAGTGTTCTTTTTTCAACCATTCCATAACTAACTGATGTTCGTTGGTGTTTACTCCGTCAACCAGCAAACAAATGCGACCATTGTACGTTCCAAAAAGCATTGACCACAGTTTTCTACCGTGATTGTTGGGCTGACTTGAACCAATCTCTTTGGCCCTATTTGCAATAACATCAAACGTTACAATAATCATTTAATTATAAAGACCTAATTTTAAACGTTCTTTATATGTTGGATATTCTGCTGCTGGACAATACATACATAAATACTGCCTTTTATCTGCGGGAACTCCAACCTTTCTTCCAATTATCTTGGATTCGTCGCACCAGTCAGGACACCCTCTATTAGGTCGGTTGTGTTTATTAAAACACTTTATAGCATCAACTTTCAATTCATCACGAAAATCTTTAATAAAAATATCGTGAGCCTGTAACTCATGTTTAATAGCAGTTTCAGCATCCAATTTGGTCGCCGTATCTTTATCGGTACGAAATATAAGTCCACGCCAGGAGTCGCTGTCTTGATGCCGAGCCTTATGCCTTTCCAATATGTCTAAAAGTTCCATGTCGTATTCGTGCGGACCATCATAAGGGTTCATTTTGTAAATAATGCCGTCTGTTTTTCTACCATGTACTACACGCCAACAAACTAACAAACGATTCATCGGTTCTGCCATATTATGCTCCAAACTTGGTGTTTAAGTATATCTTAGATTTTTATAAATTGTCAAATTGAGTTCCGCGTTGTTTTAAACTTTGGTCTAAGGCCACGCCTAAAAACTCTCCCGTGTCTGGGTTTTCTAAATAAGTGAATGGGAGAGGAAGCCTTTCTCCCAAATTGCTTCCTTTTGAAACACGTACAAGCGAACCTTTTGGTAATTTTATTTTGGAATCAAAAGCATCTAATCCTTCAGGATGCCATTCATACACTCCGCCAATACGTGGTCGTTGTGGTCTTCTTTTTAAATTGTTGGAACTATCATCTCCATGAGCCATGCTATTAATCCATTATACAGTACTAATTATTCTATAGTGCTAACTGGATTTTGAGGTTCTTCGGATGTTTCTGGTTTTTCGTTTACACTGCTTACAAGAGGAATAACAGTTACAGGAGCAACACCAAACGCTAAACGACGTTTCTTTGCCCATTCCCTGTTGTATTGTCTTCGTGTTTCTACTCGTTTTGGGTCTTTATTTAATTCTATATTTGCTTTTCGTAGTTTTTCCTTGTTTTCAGGTTTATCTCTATATCGTTTGTGTTTTTGTCTTTGCTGTTCTACGTATTCAGGGTCGTTTTGCATCCGTTCTTGATGTCGTTGTTTTATACGCTCTTTGTTGTTTTGATAATAACGGTTTCCTTTATCTCTAAGACTTTGTACGTACTCAGGGTCATCAGCCATCTTTATTTGATGTTGTTTTTTTAAACGCTCTTTGTTGTTTTGTTTATAAGTTTTATTGTATTCTCTTTTTGCTTTGACGGATTCAGGGTTGTTTTTTTGTCGTTCTTCTTCTTGTTTTTTTAAACGTTCCTTGTTATTTATTCTGTAATCTCTATGATATTGATAACGCCTATCAATTAATTCATTTTTACGTGGTATTGGATGTCTCACTAAATAATCTTCGTATCGGTCTTTTGTTATGTTTTTAAGTTCTTCCATAGGAAACGAGTCTGGAACATAACTTCTCAATCGCTCACAACGTGAGCATTTGCAATCAGTTGCGGTTACAGCCGCAATTAAATTGACCATTCCTGCATGTGCAGGGTCTCCGCGAGTAAAAGGTTGTTCATACTTACGCTGTTTGTATTTCATGAATAATA